TTAATGGACTATTCGCGATAGATGACAGCGAGGACATTGACAGCATGGATCACAGTGAAAAGAAGACGTCTACGAGAGCAACAAAGCCTCAAGCGACTGAAGAAGATAAGGAAGAAGCTAAACCTGCTGGAGTGATAAGCGAAGCACAAGCAAGAAGGATGTACGCTATATCGGGCGGCAATAGGGAGCTATGCGTGAAGATTATCGGAAAGTATGGTTACAAGTCAAGTAAGGAAATTAAGTGGGAAGACTATGAAGCTATATGTGATGAGATTGTAGAAGCTAGAGGAGAAGAATAATGGCATATAGAAAATATAAGGCTCTTAAGACAAAGATTGACGACATAGTATTTGATAGCGCGCTTGAAGCGAAGAGATATAGACAGCTTAAGTTATTAGAAGATGCAGGCGCTATCAAAAACTTAATCTTGCAGCCTAAATTTAATTTGATGGATAGCTACAAGTATAATGGCAAAACAATTAGAGCGATTATTTATATCGCGGATTTTATGTATGAAGAAGATGGAAAAAGAATTGTTGAAGATGTGAAAGGTATAAGAACTAAAGACTACATCATTAAGAGTAAATTATTTATCAAAAAATATATCATTGACTTAGGCGAAGTAGATGAGTTTAGAGAGATGAAAAGAGGGGATTTTTAGATGGAAAACAAAGAAAAATATGTTGGAGCGTTCGGGATAATACCAAATGCAATACTTTACAATGAAGATTTAAATCATGGCGAAAAGATACTTTATACAATGATCTCATCGCTATGTAATAAAAATGGCTATTGCTTTGCATCTAATGCTTATTTATCAAAAATATTAAAGACATCAAAAAGCACTATAGGTTTATATTTAAAACATCTTGAAGAACTTAATTATATCAGCAGGGATTTTGAAGAAAAAGAGGGACGTGTTAATGATGTTGAACGTAAAATATATCTAAATTATGACAGCTTATTTGACAAAGGGGGTACCGACCAGTCGGAAGAGGGATACCTACCAGTCGGTAGGGGGGTACCGACAGATAAGAAGGGGGGTACCGATACATCGGTAGGGGGGTACCGACCAGTCGGGAGTATAATAATACAAGATAATAATACAAATATAATAAAACAAGATAATAATTCTTCTAAGGGTGAATTAGAAAAAAGACGAGATAGTTTTAGAATTATAACTGATAAATTTAATGGAGCGGCTACTGAATATGATCTAAATAAAATCATCAAGCTAAGTGATAAAAGAAAAGCAAAGCTAAAGGCAAGGCTTGACGAGTTAGGAGAAGGAAAAATCATAGAAGCTATTGACAAGATAAAAGAGTCAAGCTTTCTAAGAGGAGAAAACGATAGGCATTGGAAAGTCGACTTTGACTGGCTAATAGCGAATGACACGAACATCTTAAAAGTACTAGAGGATAAATACAAAGACGAGGAAAAGCCTGAAGATGACGATCCATGGAAAAAGGTGGGATATAGGTTTTGATTGATTTAAAAGCGCTATTAAGTGATATGGGCTACGATACAGGGTGCTTGAATTTAGAAAAGCCCTTTGATGTAGTCGAGAACTACAACAATTCAATAGGCAGGCTCAATGAAGAAGACGGCTACAACTGCGAGAAATGCAAGAACCGTGGCGACTATATGATTAAAACAGAAACAGGTGAGGCACTTGCAGAATGCGAGTGTATGCGTATTAGAAGAGCGATAAGAGAGCTTAAGAAGTCAGGGTTAGAAAATCAGATTGAGGGCTTAGGTTTTGATAGCTACAAGGTAGTTGATGAATTAACGGCAAAGATTAAAAGATTAGCTATCGAAAACTTAAGCGCTAAAGAGTGGTTTTTTATCGGAGGACAGACAGGAGCAGGCAAAACACATATATCAACAGCCATAGCCGTGGAACTGCTAAGGCGAAGCGTACAAGTACGATATAAAAGATATATGGAAATGGTGCAGAGCCTAAAGAGTAAGAAATTTACGAGCGACAGCGAATATTACGAAGAGCTATTACCATTAGTCAATTGCGAGGTCTTATATATCGACGATCTATTTAAAGGCAAGGTGCTAGATCAAGACGTAGCGATTATATGGGAGCTAATAGATGACAGATACACTAGCGGCAAGAAGACGATAATATCAAGCGAGATGGACTTATCGGAAATAGCAAGGCTTGATGAGAGTTTAGCGGGCAGGATAAGTCAAAGAGCTGGTAAGTTCGTGATAAACATTGAAAAGAATAAAGAATTTAATAGACGATTAAATGCGATTTAGGAGGAATAAAAGAATGATAGGAACAGTGAGAGAAAAGCCTATAAAATGCGAACTTTATAGAGACAATTTTCAAAACTATAAAAGATACAGCATACCAAAGGCTCAATTAGTTATTGCAGATATACCATACAGAATAGGCGTTGATGCCTTTGCTAGTAATCCTAGCTGGTATGAAGGCGGAGACAATAAAAACGGCGAAAGCAAGCTTGCGAAGTCGTCATTTTTCAAAACAGATGAAACTTTTAGGATAGCGGAGTTTATGCACTTCTGCTCAAAAATGCTAATAAAAGAGCCTAAAGAAAGAAATAAAGCGCCTGCAATGATTGTATTTTGTAGTTTTGAACAGATACCAACAGTTATTGAATATGGCAAGAAATATGGATTTAACAATAACTACCCGCTATTTTTTATTAAGAATTATTCGGCACAGGTTTTAAAAGCTAACATGAAAATAGTAGGAGCTACGGAGCATGCAGTAGTTTTATATCGCGATAAGCTTCCTAAGTTTAGAAATGGCGGCGAAGTCGGAGATGATGGGAGAATCATTAAGGGGACTGGTGGAAGGATGATATATAACTGGTTTAATTGGGAAAGAGACAGCTCAAAAGATTATCCAAAAATTCATCCAACACAAAAGCCTATTAAGCTGTTAAAAGAGCTAATATCAATATTTACAGATAAGGGCGATGTAGTTATAGATCCTGTTGCAGGTAGTGCAACGACATTAAGAGCAGCATACGAACTAGGTAGAAGCTCTTATGGATTTGAAGTTGAAAAGAAATTCTACGATGATGCAACAAATAAAATGTTAAAGAATAAAGGAGTGCAATTAAATGTTTAATACAGAAAGATTAAAAGAAATTAAGGAATTAAAAGACAAGCTAGAAGCTGAAGAAAAAGAAATCAAGGCGGAAATGCTAGAAGAGCTTAAAAAGCTTGGCAAGGATAATTATAAAGATGAGTATGCTGAATTATCAGTAGTAGCTGCTACACAAACAGTATCAATCGATACAAAGTCGATAGAAAAGAAAGATGCAGAATTATATGTAAAGCTTATGAGTGATTATCCAAAGGTTACGAAGAGAGCTGGATATTTAAGAGTTAAAATACTAGGAGAAAAGAATGATGGAAACAGTAAGTGTTAGTAAGTCAACATATGAAAAATATAAGAAGTGGGTCGGCGGTATTACGCTTAAGGAATTTAGAGATGAGGTTGAGAAACTAGGATTAGTAATTGAAGAAGATAAATACAACCTTGATTGGTATGTTAAATTCAAAGGCTGTACAGTAGCGACTATCGATCCAATTAATGATTGCGTGATGCGTACATCAAGATTATTTTATAGATTGCCATTTAAGTATAAGCTATTCGAATTACTTACTAACTTAGCTTATAATTGCAAGGAAGACAGAGACTTAGAAGATTTCTTTGAGGAGTGGCAATATGAAGAATAATACAAAGAAATACTATTTAAAAAGCCATGGATTATTTAAAGGTTTTGTCAATTACAATGGCAGGTTTTTCTCGTCAACAAAAGACGAAACGCCGTGGACGAAAACAAAATTTACAATTGAGGAGATACTACAGATCGCAGAAAAATACCCTGAAGATGTAGGAAATTTTGAAATGATAGAGGTGAAATAATGAAAACAAAAGAATTTATCAAACAAGTAACGAGCTTAGGTTACGAAGTAGATATAAAACATGGTGAAATGAGAATTTCATGGTACGGAAAAGAGTGCGTATGCATTGACTTAGAGCATCAATTTGGCATATATATTTATTGGCGAAATTTAGGAAATAACGCACATAGATTATTTGTTATATGTATGGAATACGCTAGAACACCTATTAAGGCGAGAGAAGAAGAGGAAAAGTTTTATTTAAAGAAAATAAAAAGCTTTTATGATGAATATTACAGAGAGAAGTATGCTTTTTTAAATTTTAAGCCAGATGGAAATTATTTTCGTTTACACAGTATAGAGGAAGCCTATAACTTTAAAACACAATTCACACAAAAAGAAATTGACCAAATAAAAAAAGAACAACATACAGACTTATCAGAATTTAAGCAAATACCCGTGGAGGAGATGGAAGAATGAATGACAAAATACAAGTAATTAGATTAGAAGATGCAGTAAAGGTAGCTAGAGGTTTACTGAGAGATTTTGAGTATGGCTACAGCATAGATGATTTAGTAGTAGAGGCAGAAGGATTTATGAAGTCTTACAGCTTTGAAATAGAGGATATAGAAAATGAGCTTTGATGAATCAATAAAAAGAATAATAGACATTGCTAAAGAGTGTAACATAGTCGAAGAAGAATATGCGCAAACACAACTTGAATTGATTATTCAGAAAGCGATAGAGCTGCAAGTACACATGGATAACATGTACTGGTCGGAAAGATGTAATTTATTGTCGGAGGGCGAAATATGCAGTGAGAAAGAAGTAAATCGAAATTATAGAAGACTTAAATATGCACTTGGTGCTGTTTTTATACCACTGATAATTCTGTCGGCGCAGCTTAATCTAGATCCAGCGGAGTGTTTTAAATTAGCGACAGATGATTTAAGAAAATGCGATATAGAGGGTTAGGAGAAAGATATGAAAGAAATAAAATCAATGATAGTGGCAAAAAAAGAATATAGAGGCTACAAATATATTATCAGGCGTTTATGGCATGTAAATCCCAAAGATGCCTATCCAATGAATGCTACTTGGTATTGTGGATATGCAGAAATACCTGAAGATGATAGATTATATGGAATAAATGAACTTAATGACATATTAGAAGAATTTAATGTACATGGCGGAATAAGTTTTACGGGACAATTAGATGAAGTGGGAGATGCTTTTTTATTAGGTTTTGACTGCAATCACGCTCGTGATGATATACATGAACAAGATATATTCTACGTAGATAGGGAGTGCAAGAATCTTATAGACCAGATTATAGAGCTTAATAAAGAGTATGAAGTTAGCTTTAATATTTTTATGAGAGACAAAAAAAGCAAAGGTGAAGTAGAAGAAATGATAAAACAAGCACTATCTGAAACTATTGGTAAGGATAACACGGTATTCGCATTTAATGTAGAAGTAGAGTAGGAGATAGATATGAATTTAGAATTAGTTAAAATAATTGACAAGGCAAAGACTAACGCTGTTGAGGTTGCGTTTTGGATTAAATCAAAGAAATATGTTAAAAAGCTAAGCGTTGAAACTATTGAAATGATTATGAAAGATATACAAAATCCTAAGTTGCAGTTTATCACATATGCTGACGGCGACGACCTTAAGACAATAAACAAGGCAGATATAGTAGATATCACGATAGACAAGAAAGATTATCTAGTATTTAAAAATGCGGCAAGAGCTGAAGAAAAGGAAAAGGCAAAAATGGAGAATTTAAAAGATGAGTGAGATAAACGTTAAAGACGAGCTGATGAAGATTAGAGCGATTAAGGCAGATATAGAAAGCAAGCAAAGGCAGATTGATTATTTAGATGCGAAAAAGACTGGGATTAAAAGCCCTGTAATAGATGATATGCCAAAATGTGAGGGCTGCAATATCTACGAAAATATCGACAAAATATTAGATCAAATAGATAAGGTCAATAGGAAAATGTGTAAAAGCTTAGCTGAATTATGTAAGCTACTTGACATATGGACTAACTACGTAGAGATGTTAGATGAGGACGAACAGCTATTAATTAATCTAAGATATTTTGAGTGTAGAAGCTGGAGAACGGTAGCTAAAGATTTAAAATATGATGAGCGCCACGTATATAGATTGCACGGAAAAGCACTGGCTAATTTATCGGAAATTGTAAATAATAGTGAAAATACTAAAAGATGTCAGTAAATGTCAGTTGATTTTGTGGTATTATGATATTAGGAAAGGTTACAGTTTTTATATCATTCTCTGTAGCTTTTCTGAAAAAGTAATTAAAGATTGCTTTTTTCTCCTGAACAAAGAGAGGCGCTCACTTGGGGGCGTCTTTTTCTTTGCATAAAATCCTCCTTTGAGTTGAGCCTCAAGGTTTTGGGTGTGCCTTGAGGCTGTTACATATTAAAATTATAGAAAGGGTGTAGATATGGATAAATTAAAAATAGTTTATAAAAAGATTGATGACTTAACGCCGTACGAAAATAATCCAAGATTAAATGATGGAGCTGTTGATGCAGTAGCAAAGTCGATTGAAGAATTTGGATTTAAAGTGCCTATTGTGATTGATAAAGACGGTGTTATTGTAGCAGGACATACAAGATTAAAAGCAGCAAAGCAATTAGCAATTGACGAAGTGCCATGTATTATTGCGGACGACTTATCAGATGAAGAGCTAAAAGCATTTAGATTGGCGGACAATAAAGTCAGTGAGCTTGCTGAGTGGAATTTCGATAAATTAGATGCAGAATTAAAAGATATTGATTTTGATATGAGTGATTTTGGATTTGATTTTAATACAATTGATGAAGCAAACGATAAATTTGATGATGCAGATACAGAATATCACGATATAAACGATAAAACGATTATAGCGATTGAATTTGATACGGAACAAGAATTAGAATCGGCATTTCAAAAATTAAATGATGAGGGATATAATTGTCAGATTTTAACATTGTAAAAAATGTAGATATAGAAAACACATTTAGAGTTGCAAAAATAAAAAACGATTTTGACGTAAAAGAAACACATTTATCAGAAAAGTTTACAGGTAAGATTGACATGCCAAAAGATTGGAATATTGGATTGATAGTAGGCGGTTCTGGAACTGGTAAATCAACTATAGGATATGAGTTATTTGGCGATAAAATTATTGATAATTTTAAATACATTTCTAAGTCAGTTGTTGATGATATGCCAAAAGATGCAAGTATTGATGATATAACAAAAATGTTTTATTCGGTTGGATTTGGCAGCGTGCCAAGTTGGTTAAAACCATACAATGTATTATCTAATGGCGAAAAAATGCGTGTTGATTTAGCAAGAAAAATGTTAGATTCTGATTTTGTAGTATTTGATGAATTTACAAGTGTAGTAGATCGTGAAGTAGCAAAAACAATGTGCATTGCTATAAATAAAATGATTAGTAAAAACAAAAATAAGAAATTCGTTGCTATAAGTTGTCATTACGATATTATTGAATATTTACAACCTGATTGGGTTTTCGATACTAACGAAATGAAACAAACTTTTCAATTAGCCCACGCCCAAAAGAAAAATACGACGTCAGAAAATGCGGGAGACAAGAGTGGGCTAAATTTAGGAGATATCATTATTTAAGTGGCGACTTAAACAATTCAGCACAATGTTATGGGTTATACAAACAAAATAATATAATTGGATTTTGTGCAGTTGTTCATTTTCCGCACCCAATAAATAAAAAAATAAAAAGAGTACACAGATTAGTTATATTACCAGATTATCAAGGCATAGGTTTAGGAACAAAATTTTTAAACAAAATAGCTGAATTATATTTTGATTATGATTTTATGATAACAACGAGTGCAAAGAATTTAATTAAAGCGCTTAATAAAAGTGATTGTTGGAACTTTAAAAGATATGGAAGACGTAAAAAAGATAAGACATTTAAGAAATCATTAGCAAAAACATATAGAGGCAATGTCAAGACAGCAAGTTTTTTATATGTGCAGAAAAGCAATAAATAAAAGGGTGATTAAATGGCGAAAGGTAAGTATCAAGAATGGCTAGAACAAGACAATTTAATAAAGCTAGAAGCTTGGGCTAGAAATGGACTTACTGATGAGCAAATAGCGGATAATCTTGGAATAGCAAGACCAACTCTTTATGAGTGGAAGAAAAAGTATCCTGACATAAATGACGCCTTAAAAAGAGGCAAAGAGGTAGTTGACATTGAAGTTGAGAACTCACTGCTTAAAGCTGCAAAAGGATATTTTGTAGATGAAGAAAAAACATATATATCTGAGGTGGGCGGCGTAGTGACTAAGCGAAAAGAGATTACGAAGAAGTACATTGCGCCTAATACGACGGCACAGATATTTTGGTTGAAAAATAGAAAACCATCAGATTGGCGTGATAAAAATATTGTTGAATTAGATGGAGAAGAGCGTGTCATTATTGTTGATGATATAGATATAAATAAAGATAAGGAATAGGCGTTATTATGGAAGAGATTAAATTATCGGAAATAATAACGCCTAAGTTTTGGGAATTTCATGAGGTTTTTAAAAAAAGCCTATATACATATTATGTATTAAAAGGTGGGCGTTCAAGTGGCAAATCAACGACAGCGGCAATTGAATTAATTCTTGAATTGGTTAAAAATCCTATAACAATTTTGTGCGTAAGAAAAGTAGGAAATACACTGTCGGAGAGCTGTTATGAGCAATTAAAAGAAGCTATTTCAATGTTGGGAATGGACAGATATTTTAAATCGAATCAAAGTCCGTTGAGAATAACATATAAGCCGAGAGGGAATAGTATTATCTTTAGAGGCGCAGATGATCCTGCAAAGATTAAATCAATTAAGATGAGTAAGTTTCCTATAACTGTTTTATGGATTGAAGAGTTGGCGGAGTTTAAGACAGAGGAAGAAGTTTCTACGATTGTATTATCAATTTTAAGAGCTAAACTTGAGGGTGGATTAAATTATAAAATTATATATTCATATAACCCACCAAAGAGACGTCAATCATGGGTTAATAAGAGGTTTGAGAGTATATTACAACCTAAGCATGTATATCTTCATAAATCGACTTATCTTGATAATCCATATATTTCAAATGATTTTATTCTTGAGGCGGAGCATATTAAAAAAGTAAAGCCATTAAAATATAGGCATGAGTATTTAGGAGAACCTATCGGTTCGGGTGTTGTGCCATTTGATAATTTAGAGTTTAAAGAATTGACAGATGCTGACATTAGAAACTTTGATAACATAAGAATGGGTCTTGACTGGGGTTATGCAACTGACCCATTAGGGTGTGTAAGGCTTCACTACGACAAGACAAGAAGAAGGATATATATATTTGATGAGATATACAGAGTCAAGATGAGCAATCGTGAAGCGGCTGAAGAGATAAAGAGAAGAGGCTGGACTGATACGAGGATTATCTGCGACAGTGCTGAGCCTAAGTCGATTGAAGAAATGAGGGGTTATGGTCTAAAGTGCGATGGAGCAAAAAAAGGACAAGGCTCTGTTGAATATGGTGAAAAGTGGCTTGATGATTTAGATGCCATCATCATAGATCCTAAGAGATGTCCTAACGCCGCTATGGAGTTTGAGAATATTGATTACGATACGGACAAGGACGGTAACGTGCTTAATCGCTTGGTGGATAAGGATAACCACTTAATCGATGGATGCCGCTATGCATTAACCTTAGATATGAGGCAAAGTAAGTTTAGTTTTAATTAATGGGGGTGGAGATGTGGATATAACGAAGCTTAAGAAAGAAGAGCTAGTTAAGTATATAGATGCAAAGATTGCTGAATTTCAGCTTAAGAAGGAAGAGATGCAAGAGTCTATAAGATATTACAACTACGAACAAGATATACTTCTTAAAAAGAGATGGACTATTGGTAAAGAAGGAAAGATGCAGTCTATAGAAAATCTTCCTAATGCAAGAATTATTGATAATCAATATAAGAAGGCGGTAGACCAAAAGGTGAATTATTTATTTAGTCAACTGCCATCTATTAAGTGCGAAGATGAGAAATATCAAGAAATGGTTCAAGATTTATATGATAATAGATTTTTGAGGACGCTTAATAAGATAGCTCTTGAGAGCTATTTATGTGGTATATCGTGGCTATATGTAGCAAATGACAACGGGGACTTATCTATGACTAAGATGGATTCAACTGAGATCATACCTATATGGCAAGATAGAAATCATGAAAGCCTTGATGCGATAATTAGGGTCTATCAAACTGAAGAGTATAAAGACGGCAATATAAAGATGATTGACAAGGTCGCTTTATATACTAAAGATGATGTTAGGATATATCTAAGAGATAAGGACTATACGGAGATAAAAGAAGAGGGATATCTTGAAAAGGACGGACTAAGATACAGCTTTGGAGAGATTCCTTTTATTTATTTTAAGAGTAGCTCATCAGAGATGCCACTACTTAAAAGAGTAAAGAGCTTACAAGATGCGATTAATGCTATATTGTCTAACTACTATGACAATATGCTTGAAGATCCTAGAAATACTATCATGATATTAAAAAATTATGATGGACAAGATTTAGGAGAGTTTAGGCAAAAGCTAGCACAGTATGGAGCTGTTAAGGTGTCTACTGGTGTTGATGGTGCTGATGGTGATGTAAATACTCTTGAAGTAAATGTTAATAGTGAAAACTATAGGCTTATACTAGATTTACTTAAAGAAAAGCTTATTGAGAATGCTATGGGCTTTGATATGAAGAGTGATAAAACAAGTAATGCGCCTAATGAATTAAATATCAAGTCTATGTACTCAGATATGGAGCTCGATGCGAACCAAACGGCTCTTGAATTTACAGCGAGCCTTGAACACTTAGAAAGGTTCTTAAAGCTAATTAAGAATATCAAAGACGATAAATTAATAAGCACTACTGAATTTAAGCGTAATTTAATGGTTAATGATGAAGCGACTATAAATATGATTATTCAAAGTGAGGGCTTACTATCTAAAAAGACCTTGCTAAGTCATCATCCATTCGTTGATAATGTTGACGAAGAGTTAAAGGCTATAGATGATGAAGATAGTATAGAGATGGGCGACTATGTAGATGAAGAAGAGTAATTACTTAAGTGAAAGGCTTGAGAGACTTCTTAAGGGAGACATAAGAAGGTCAAAGATAACTCGGATAAGGATAAAAAGAGGTTATAAGAGGGCTTTTCAGCTTATAGAAGACGATATAGCAAAGTATGTAACTAGGATATCAGATGATTTAAAGCTAGATTCTAAGGCTTTAAAAAGAAAGATACCTAAGGAAGAATTATATGCAAGGGCTAAGGAATTAAAGCTTGAAGAAGAAACGATGGCTAACTATGAAAATCTTAGCTATGCTGAAGCTATAAGGCGCGAGATGGTAAAAAATGTAGATAGCATGGCTAAGGAGAATGAAAGCCTAATCTTTGAGAACTTATTCAAGACTTATGAGCATAATTTCTATAGCACTTCTTACTTATTATACAAAACGATGGACGACTTCTCATTAACTAAGAGAGTAACAAAAGAATATTTTGACTGGATGGCTAAGAAGCCTTGGACGTCTGATGGCAAGACCTTTTCTGATAGGATATGGAAAGACCAGAAAACTTTGGTTGATGAGTTATATAAAGAATTCACTGTATCTGCTACGAGAGGGTCAAACCTTAAAGAAGCAGCAAGAAGAATGTCAAGAAAGATGGACGTAAGTTACAAGAAATGCTTAAGGCTACTTAATACTGAAGATAGCTTTTTTAGCAATAAGGCTGTAATGGACGCTTATCAAAATACAACGGCTGAAGAATATATGATACTTGCAACGCTTGATAGAAGAACATGTGAAATATGTGGAGACCAAGACACTAAGCATTATAAGATAAAAGATGCTAAGGTTGGTGTAAATATGCCGCCTTTTCACCCTAATTGTAGATGTACAACTGTTGTATACTTTAGCGATGAAGACGACATGCCAGAAGAAAGAATGATGAGAGATGAAAATGGTAAGAGCGTTAAGACTGAGTATATGAGCTATGACGAGTGGAAAAAGAAATATGTTGATAAAGCTGATGATATGATACGTAACGAAGATAATAAACTATATGTTGACATAAAAGATGATTACAAGAATGTTTCGCCTGGAATTGTTGAAGATCTACAAGAAGTAGAAATTGATGGTAAAGTTTATTCGGTAAATGGAAAAGACGTTGTTCTTGATTATTCTGAGTATGAAAAAAATATTGCTGATTGGATTGCTTACAACATGGGTGGTGTCGTGAAAATGTGTCCTAGAATATTAGTGCCAGAAGATATTAGAACTCCTGATTATATTTGGAATAGCGAAAAATGGGATTTAAAAACAATAAATAGTCATTCAAAAAACACTATATCAACAGCAATAGGAAATGCGAAGAAACAGTCAGAGAATGTTGTACTAAATTTAAATGTTAATAGTTATACGGATAAAGATTTGATAAGTGAACTAGATAGAATTTATGCAAATGATAGATATAGTTTTCTTGAAAAAATAATGATTATTGAAGATTTTGTTTTAAGAGGAATATACAAAAGAAAATAAACCAGGTTGCTTTTCATACTAAAGATATTACTCTAATTAGTATTTTGAAATAGCAAAACCTGGTTTATAAATTAGGCCCACCCCCTCAAACTAAAGAGATTACTCTCAGTAGCATTTGGCGGGAAGAGGACGACCTATTCTATTTATATTATACAACTTTTTGTAAAATAAATCAAGGGTTTAAATGGATAAACGTAATAAAATAAGGGGTTCCTCCCCTCGTTTATATCAATTACTCAATATAACCGTATGTTTTGGATGGAGAGGAAACCCTTATTTGTTATCTATATTATAACACTGTAGGGAGAATTTGTAAAGAGGTGATTATATGGTTGAAGTTATGATACCATCTTTTAAATATGAGGGTAATGATTATGTTGTTAAGAAGATTGAAGATATTAAATCTTTAGACTTTGCGATTAAGTTTTGTGATGGCTCTGTCAATAATATTTTTGTAGATGCTGATATATGTGATAACTACGAAGCTATATTAGATGATGTATTTAAAAAATATAAATGGTTAAATAGAATTATAATTAAGAGTAAAGATAGTTTGATTGGAGTATTTAAAAGGTAATCTTTTTTACTGCTTAATCGTGAGCTAATCGTGAAAATATAAGTGAAGAATGGCTATATTACTAGCTTTAATCAAAAATAATCGTGAAATAATCGTGCGATTTATAATTTAATAAGTTTTATCAAGCAGTTGTCGATGCAATGTCGATGGCTGCTTTTTAAATATATTCGAGACAAAACTCGTAAATATGTAGAAGGGGTGTTAGAAATGACAAGAGAATTTTTAAAAGGATTGGGGCTATCTGATGAAGCTATTGAAAAGGTGATGGCCGAGTATGGTAGGAATATTAATCAATTGAAGTCGGAGAATGAGGAGCTAAAGGAAAAGGAAAAGAGCTTCTCTGAGCTTGAAAAGGCTAAGAAGGCTTTAGAGGAAGAGTTAAAGGGTGCTAATGAATCCATCAAAGAGCAAAAGGACAAGCTTAAAGAGGCTGAAAATGGCTTTACTAAGTATAAAAATGATGTAAGGCTTGAGAAGGCGTTAAAGGGTGCTGGTTTTAAATCTTCTGACATTGCAAAAAAGCTTATAGATCTTGACAAGCTTAAGTTTAATGATGATAAGATTGATGGCCTTGACGAGGCTATAGAGGAGCTAAAGAAGAGTAGCGAGTATCTTTTTGAAAAGACTGAGTCAACTAATGAGGACGATGGCAAAAGTGGTGCAATGATGCCACATAAGCCTGAAACAAGTACTGGCGATGCTAAATCAAAGATGGCTAGCCAAATCGATGAAATTTTTAATAATTAAGGGGGTCTATTAAATGACAATTAACACAATTGAGTATTCAAAACTTATGCAAAAGAAGCTTGACCAAGCTGTAATAATTGGAGCTACGACAGGCTGGATGGAGGCTAATGCAGGTGAAGTAATTTATAATGGTGGGGACGAGGTAAAGATACCTACTATGACTACTTCAGGACTTGCAGACTATGATAGAGACAACGGCTTTGTTCAAGGCGGAATTACACTTAAGTACAACACTTATAAGATGACACAAGACAGAGGTAGAACATTCCAAATCGACAGAATGGATGTTGATGAATCTGGTTTTGTAGCAACTAGTGCAAATCTTATAAAGACATTCCAAACTCAGCAAGTTATACCAGAAATTGACTCATATAGATATTCAACTATTGCTGATATCGCTGTTAAAGCTAATCAATCTGAGGCGGTTGCTTTAACTGCTGATAATGCTCTAACTAAGATTAGAGAGCATATAAGAGCGGTGCAAGATATAGTTGGAGATGATGTTCCACTTATATTAACAATGTCTACTAAGACAAGAGCTTTAATTGAAGATTCTCCAAAGATTGGTAAATCAATCAATGTTGCTGATTTTAAGCAAGGTGGAATGAATTTCAAGGTTAAATCTCTTGATGAATCTGTGATAAGAATTGCTCCATCTTCAAGACTTAAGACTAAGTATGAAATTTTAGATGGTACTACATCTGGCCAAGAGGCTGGTGGATTAAAGGCAGCAGCTGATGCAAAGGATATCAACTGGATAATCACTCCTCAAAGAGTGCCTATAGCTATATCTAAGACTGATAAGCTAAGAGTATTTGAACCAGATACTAACCAAAAGGCTGATGCTTGGAAGATCGATTATAGAAAATATCACGATCTATGGATTAAAGAATCTGATAAGAAGATAATATTTGTATGTGTAGGTGCTTAGTATGAGATTAGAAAGAGGAAATTTAGTAAGAATCACTGACGATGAAGTAAAAATAGCTAAGTTTAAAAAAGAAGGCTATAAAGAAGTCGAAGAAGTTAACGAAGAAAAGAAAGCTGAATCTGATAAAGAAGCAAAAGAAGTTGAAACTGCTGAATCTGATAAAGAAGCAAAAGAAGTTGAAACTGCTGAATCTGATAAAGAAGCAAAAGAAGTTGAAGTTGCTGAAGAAAAAGCTGAAGAAAAAAAAGTTGAAGAAGCTGAAGCAAAGAAAACGACAGGTAGAGGAAGAAGTAGAGCTAATAATAAGAAGTAGGTGTTAAGTATGAATGAAGAGCTTATATTAGAGACTATTAAAGAGTATTTAATAGATGATGAAACAAGGTATATAAAAGATGCTGTCTTAATGGCTCATAAAAAGCTTAATTGCTATGGCTATGAGGGCGTAGATGTAGAGATGCTTACTCTTCACGCTTTAAGTGTGAGAGAGTTTATCTTAAACTATTGCAACATCGAGAAAATGCCTTTAGGTCTTAAGTTTACTTATGTAAATATGATTATGGCTAGCTATCTTGAACTATATGTAGTTAAAAACTATGTTAATGGTGAAGCTGGTGAAGATAGTGAAAAGGCAATAGCTGGTGCAATAGCATCTATAACTGAAGGTGATGTATCTGTTACCTATAAAGATAATGTATCTAGTGATAAGGTCTTAAATGCCAAGGCTCTTATAGGCTCTTTAATGGACGGATATAGGGCTTATCTTACAAGGTATAGGAGAATGGTATGGTAGATATCTTTAAACGCATTAAGGGCGAATCTGAGAGCTTGATGGGTGCATCAGGCTCTTTATATCGCAAGGAAGAAAGAGTTGATGATGAGGGCTATACTAGAGAAACCTATGCTGAAGCGTATGATTTTAAATGCAGATTAAGCTTTAATAGCAATAAGTACGAGCTAGATGATAAAAACGCTAGAAGTGATGTTGAAAGCACTTTATTTACTCCTAGTGATGTGTTTCTTGATACGGGTGCATTTGTTAGAGTTACACAAAACGAGGTTGATTATTATCTTACAGTGAGTAAGGTAAAGGCATATTCTTCGCATTTTGAGTATAGTGTAAAAGAGGTGGATAGATGGCTATAAATATTGATTTAAATGGACTTAAGGATTTAGAAAATAAGCTTAAGGCTAGTGATAAGACTATAGACGAGCTTATGAGCAAGGTCTTATATGATATTGCTGCAAGGGTTATTCAAAAGGCTAAAAATCTATCTCCAAGTGATACTGGGCATTTGAGGCTTAGTTGGTTTTCTAATTTTAGACAAGACTCGGATGGCTCTTATGTCTGTGAAATATATAATAACGCTACTTATGCAAGGTTTGTGGAGAGAGGCCATAGAATAGTTAACGGAAATGGCATAACTGTTGGCTGGGTTGATGGTGTATTTATGCTTAAGATTGCTGAAGAAAGGGCAAAGAAAGAGCTTGATAAGTATATTAAAAAAACTGTCGATAGATATATAGGGGGTCTTATGAAGTGAGTTATGGTATTGATGATAAGATAGTTAAAAATTCTATCAAGAGCTTAAAAAAAGAGCTTGGAGATATTAAGTTTTATGAAAAGAATGTCATAAATGGCTTAGAGACTCCATGTATATTTATAAGGATCATAGACAGCACTTTTAAAAGGCTTATTGCTAATAGATTTGAGGCTAATTTTACTTTAAGTGCAACATATATTCCTGATAAGAAGGAAGTTAAGGATAAAGGTCTTGCACATATTCAAGATGTGAAGCTAAGGCTTATGAGTGCATTAGAAAGTATTGAGACTGAAACAGGTACTTTATATGCATCAGACGTAAGTAGTGAGACTAACTATGATGACTTAGGCGTAACTATAAATATGAGTTGTAATTTTCAGGTAAACTATATTAAGATATCTGACAAATATTATATGCAAAAACTTCATAGTGAAGGAAGTGTTAAAGAGTGAAGAAAGAAAAAGATGTAGAAGTAAGACATACTAAGGCGGACATAAAAAGGGCTGTTATACTTGATTATAATGTCGATGTCTTAGATGTAGTGCTTGATGATGATGGGCTTTATACTCTAAAAGAGGTTGAGAAGCTTTATAATGATTTTCTTAAAAAGGGGGTTAAGTAGATGTTAGGCGGAGGAAATTTTTTAGTACAAAATAAGGTTTTGCCTGGTACTTATATTAATTTTGTATCTGTAAGAAGACCATCTAATATATTTGGTGATAGAGGTTATGCGACTTTTGCTATGCCTTTAAGCTGGGGCGATGAGTTAATTACATTATCAAAGGAAGAATTACAAAAGGATAGCTTGAAGCTATTAGGACTAAGTTTTGATGATGAACTTTTAAGACCAGTAAGAGAGGTATTATTAAATGCAAAGACTTTATATTTATATAGACTTAATGGCAAAGGTGAAAAGGCTAAAGTTACCGTAAATGGATTGACTATAACTGCAAAGTATGCAGGTCTTGGTGGAAATAAGATAGAAGTAGCTTTTAAAGAAGATATTGATAATAAGGACAATATTGTTTTTGAAGTATACTTCTATGGTAGAAAGGTCTTAAGTGAAAAGTATAAAAAGACTGATAAGATTATATCTAATGACTATGTAGATATAGTTGGTGAAGCTAATTACACTGAATTAAGTGGAGCTGTAAAGGCTTTAAGTGGTGGAACTGATAAGGAAGTTAAGGCTGATAATTATAGTGAATATTTAAAGACTATAGAAAGCTACTACTTTAACACTATTGGCTATGCTGGCGATGATGATAGCATAAAGAGCCTTTTTGTAAGCTTTGCAAAGAGAATGAGAGACGAAGTCGGTAAGAAGTGCCAAGTAGTTTTATATAATAAGGCTGCTAACTATGAAGGAGTTATCAACGTTACAAGCAAAGCTAAAGAAGAAGAGGCTGGCTTTGTATACTATGTTTTAGGTGCCTCGGCTGGCTGTGATGTTAATAAAGGCCTTGATAATAGCTTATACCTAGGTGAATATACTCTTATTGATAAGCTTGCACAAAGAGATCTTGAGAAAGCTATAATCAAAGGTGAGTTTGTCTTCCATAGGGACAATGACGATGTAAGGGTATTAGAGGATATAAACTCATTTATAGAGCATACTAAGGATAAGAATAAGGACTTTGCACAAAATCAAGTGATTAGAGTGCTTGACCAAATAGCTATGGATATTGCGAAGATATTTAATAGTATGTATATTGGCAAGGTTCAAAATAATGAAGATGGTAGAATAAGCTTATGGGCTGATATTACTAATCACGCTAAGACACTTGAAAAGCTTGGAGCGATTGAAGACTTCGAGCCTACAGATGTAGTGGTTAAGGCTGGTCATGATAAGGATAGCGTTGAGGTTGATTACCTTGTTAAGCCTATCATGGTTATGAGAAAGCTTTATATGATAGTTAGAGTTAAATAAGGAGGTTAGGATATGGCTGAACAAAGAATAATGCCTGCTTATGAAGCGATTGATGGTCGTCATGGTAAGGCTTATGCAACTATTAAAGGAAAGAGATACTTACTATTCCAGCTTACGAATTTTGAAACTAAGACTGAAAAGAACTCTATTGAACTTCAAAGGCTTGGAACGACTATTGCGGGTAATTTGTCTAGTGGTATTAAGCTTGGCTGGGAAGCTGAGATGTACTACAACACTGATATATTTAGAGCTTTAGTTATAGATTATATTAAGAATGGGAAAGAAACATATTTTGATTTGCAAATAACGAATGACGATCCTAATAGCTCTGCTGGTCGTCATACTGTTATATTAAGGGATTGTAAGATTAATAATATGTCAATGGCTTTATTAAACGTTGATAATCAAGTATTAAAAGAAAAGGTTGACGGTACTTGTGAAGATATTGATGCTCCTGAGCTATTTAAGGTGTTGAAAGGAATGGAAGATTAATGAGTAAGTTATCTAGCTTTTTAAAAGAGAATGTTAAGGAAGGTAAGAGAAGTAAAGAGGTCTTTGTCTCTGATAGATTCTCTGAGCCTATAACTATAAAATTACTAAGTCCAAAGGAGTTAGCAAGATGTCAAGATGCGGCGGTTTCTATTAGAAATAAGAAGCCGTTTTTTGATACTAAAGCTTATAATATGGAGTTAATCAAAATATCTATAATTGAGCCTGATTTAAAGAGTGCTGAGCTTCAAGATAGTTACGGCGTGATGAATGAAGAAGATTTAATCAATGAGATGTTTACGGGAGCTGAATTTACTAAGATTTCAACCGAAGTAAATGAGTTTAACTCTCTTGATGAAAATATTAATGACAAAATAAATGAAGCAAAAAACTAATTAGGACAGATGATGATGCCATGCTTTGCTATCATCTGTTCATTATGACTAAGGGCAATATTAAGCCCTCTGACGTGCTTGATATGAGCATAGAGGAGAAGGCTTTATACTGGGCGATGATGGCAGAGTATGGAAAAGAGATGAAGGAGGCTAGTAAGAAATGATTAATACTGAGATAAGATTATTTGATTCTATGTCACCTGTTTTAAAAAATATTATTTCATCTGTCGATGCGATGATTAAATCATTGGAAAATTGCGAGAAGGCTTCTGAAGGCATGATTGATAAGGGAGCTTTAGATAAAGCAAATGAAGCTTTTAGACAAGCTGTAGAGGGCGTTCACGGCCTTGATGAGGCATTAATTGAAGCTAAGGTTAATAGTGAGAGTGCAGGTAGCTCTATTGAGGGGCTCTCAAGCTCTGTGGCTAATAGTGAGGGACTTATGCATAAGGCAGCTTCTGCTGCTAAGAAGCTTGCACTTGGCTATTTATCTTTTCAAGGTATAAAAAATTTTATACAGGGTGCTGATGAATTTCAGAATGTATCTACTAGGCTTAATATGGTTGCTAATAGTTTTAAAAAGACTGAAACAGAGCTTAGCGGCGTTGAACTTATGGCAAGGATAAGAAAGAGTGCGAGCGAATCAAGGGGTGAGTTTATGATGACTGCTGATGTCATTGGTAAGCTTGGCATGCAGGCAAGAAACGCTTTTGAATCGTCTGATGACCTTATTACCTTTGCTGAGCAGCTAAACAAGAACTTTAAGATTGCAGGAACTGATGCTGAGGGTATTCGCTCTGTTATGTATAACTTAACGCAAGCTTTGGCAAGTGGTGTGCTTCGTGGTCAGGACTTAAACTCTGTTATGAGTAATGCGCCTATCATCTTAGAGAAGGTTGCAAAATATATGGACAGCGACATAAGCCAAATAAGAAAACTTGCTGAAGAGGGTAAGCTTTCAAGTAGCGTGATAGTAAGTGCTATGCTTGCTAGTGCTGAAAAGACTAATAAGCAATTTGAGAAGATGCCTATGAACTTCCACGATATTATGACTAAAATCAAAAATAGTATACAGGCTTCACTAAGTGGTGCTTTTATCAAATGGAATGAGCTTTTAAATTCAGAGAATATGCAAAAAACTATTGAGTTTTTAATTAATCTTGTATCTGGCTTTGTAAATGTAGTTTCTGAGGTTTTTGGAGTATTGATTGATATATTCGGGCCTATACTTGGGTTTTTTAATGAATTTAGTGGAGTAATTGAGATTGCTGTTGGTGCGCTCATGGCTTATCAATTGGCTGTGTGGGCTGTTAATACGGCTATGACGGTCTTTAACATCACATGTAATGCTAATCCTATAATCTTAATAATAACGGCTGTGCTTACTCTTATTATGCTTCTTTTTAAATGGATACAGTCATTAGGCGGTTTAACGCTTGCGTGGCTTAAATTTAAGCTTGTTGTGCTTAATATTTTTGGTGCTTTAGGCATGGCTATAGGTGGCTTTATCGGCGTTATAGCTAGTGCGATATTAGGGATTATTCAATTAGTACTGCATGCGGTTCAATTTATGCTTAATGGGGTAATTAAGGGCATTAACTTGGTTATTAAAGGGCTTAATTTAATACCTGGTGTCAATATTAGTGAAGTGGGAGAAGTAAAGTTTGCTAATGATTTTGATGATTTTGCGAAAGGTATTAGAGATGGCATGGGTGATATGCTTGTCAATAGTGGTAAGAGTATTGATAGTGCCTCTCAAGGTATATCTAACGAGATTAAGCTTAAAGAAGCTGAGATTGCTAAACAAAAAGAGGCTGAAAAGGCTGACCCGCTTAAGGATTTAAAGATACCTCCGTATGAAAAAGACTTAGGATCTATTGATAAGGGCATGGGTAAGGCGGCTGGACACGCTGGAAGTATTGACAAGAAGCTTGATGATGGTTTAGAGGTTAACTCTGATGATTTAAAGGCTATACGCGACGTTATGTTTCAAAGAGCTATACAGAATTTATCGTGGGACAAGATCGATGTGCATGTGGATAACTCGTTTGGTGATGTTCATGAGACGGCTGATACGGACTCTATAATTAAATCAATTGAAGATGGATTATATGAAGCGGTTGAAAGGGTAGGTGTGATGGCATAATGAGGGCACATGATTTTTATATTGATAGTTTTAAATTACCTATCACTCCTGAGGATATAGAAGTTAATTATAAGGGCAAGAATAAGGCTATTGATTTACTTAATGGCGATGAGCTTAATGTTTTAAATAAACCTAGCTTAACAACTTTTAAGTTTGACTTCTTCTTGCCTAGAGATTACGCTCCTATAGTAGGTGAATATATTGAGCCTTTTACAGTTGTTGATGGAATTGAAAAGATGATGAAGGAAAAGAAGATCATTCCTTTTATCATTATTAGGCACGATAGAGGGCTTAAGAACTCCATAATCAAGAAAGCAACTGTTGAGGACTTCTCTTATGAAGAATCGGTTGAGAATGCTCCTGGTCTTATGGCATCAATCACTTTAAAGGTTTATATACCACTTAAAACGAAGGTACTTACTGCGAAGAGTGATGGAGAGAAGACGACTTTATCTGAAGTAAATACTGCTGATAGAGAGACTAAAGCATCTGTAAAGGTGCGCGAAAATGAGCCTATAAATGTTGCAATTCGTAGAGGTGGGGGCAATATTAAAAACTACAAAAGAATTAAGGATAAGAATAGAATAACAAGTGTTATTGCTGATTGGACAGGTAAGACATTAGAATTAAATTAGAAAAGGGGCTTTACGCCTCTTTTTTGTACATATAAAAAGGGGGCGGTGATGTGTATAGGATAATTATTACATCAAGAGGTGTTACTTATGAGCCTATAATTAAAGATAGCTTCACTATTAAGAGGTCGATGGGTTTTGAGCCGTCTACGCTTGAGTTTGAACTAGTTAAAGATGAGATAATTAATTATCAAGAGGGTGGCAATGTCAAGGTTTATGATGAAGATGGCAAGATGATATTTACTGGTTATATTGTTTCTAAATCAAGGGATAAAAATCAGATAATAAAAAATGCTTGCTACGATAGCATGTGGTACTTTAAAAATAAAGATACGCTTAAGTTTGAGGATATGACTTATAGCGATATCATAAAAGAAGTATGCTCGCGTCAAGGCATGATTACTGGTGATATTGAAGATACTGGCTATAAGATAAAGGGTGCAATTCACAGAAATAAAGAGTACTTTACGATATTTAAAGATGCTTACGATATGACATTGGCTCACAATGGAGTTATATTTACTCTTTTTGATGAGAATGGCAGAATATGTTTGAAAAAGCCGTCTTCCATGATGGTAGAAAAGGCTATAACTTTTGATAATTCATGTAATTTTAGCTACAAGACATCGATTGAGAATAGCTATAACAGAATTAAATTATCTCACAATGATGATGAGAAGAAAGAGATGAAATATCACATAAAGGAAGATGTGAATCATATTAAAGAGTGGGGGCTAAGGCAGTATATGGCTGAAAGCTCTAAGAGTGAAGATATGGACGCGAAGGCGGCTAGATTATTAGAGCTTTTAAATAGAAAGGAGCGTACGCTTGAGATTAAGGATGTTATTGGCAATTGGGACGTAAGAGGCGGCTCGCTCGTGCCTGTTATATTGGGTGCTATTGGTGATATTGCTGTTAATAGTATGATGTTTGTCTCAAGTGTAACACATAAGGTAAAGGACGGAATACACTTGATGACGGTAAAGGTTTATAACAAGGATATAATGCCATTAGGGGGCAAGTAATGAGTAGTAATTTAAAGACTGTTATTGAAAAGATTGCGGGCGGTGTGATTGATGAGAAAAATATGGCAAGAAAGGTATTTGCTAAGCTTATCAAGACAAGCCCGCCTACTTTTAAGTTATATGATGGAGATCTTGAGGTATCGGGTGCATTCGTTGTTACTCCTAAGTATAGAGTATTTACGACAAAGGACATTGGAAAGGATTTTGTTTTAGAAGAGGATTTAGGTGGACAGAGATATTTCTACTGTTACGAGGCGGCTGAGGTCGGACAGAATGGAGTTGAATATAGCTTTAAGGGAAGAATTGATAAATGTAAGCTTATTGGTAAGTGTCCGCATGGCGATGTAGAGGTTACTAGTGGGATAATATATGATGCGACTCATGAGGAGGGGATATAATGATACCTACGATTGATAAGGAAATTAATGAACTCTTAGAAGATAGGCTTGAGCTTGAGAGGGTAAAGCCTAGTAAGACTTACAAGATGGATATTGAAAGGGAGAGAATACGTGGCTATTGCGATGAGATCGAGGCTTTAAAACAGGCTATATATAAGGAGCTTAATACTGAAAAGGGTGAGTATGTTATATATGGTAATTACGGCTTAAAGAAGAAAGATCTCTTTGGTAAAGAAAAGAGATGGGCTTATATGATATTAACTGATAGGATAAGGGATGCATTAATTGATGATGATAGGATAAATGATGTGCATAATTTTTTATACATTGATGAGATGAGCAAGAAGGATAATTTATGCTTGAGTTTTGTGGTTGATAGCATATATGGTGAATTTGAAGTAAGTGAGGTGATTAGGCTTGCCTAAGTATTATGCTGAAGACATACTTAAAAGATGTATGTCGAGGATATCGGATGAGATGGATAAGAGGGAAGGTTCTGTTATATATGATACTTTGATGCCTGCCTGCTTGGAGCTTGAGGCTTTATATTTTGAACTTGATGAGCTATATGCAAATGCTTTTGCTGATACGGCTAACTTTGATTATCTTAAGAGGTTAGGTAAAGAAAGAGGTATTGAAGCTTATAAGGCTACTAAGGCGATAATTCGTGGGGAATTCTCGGATAAGGTTAAAATAGGAGATATATTTTTTATAAATAAGCTAAGGTATATCGTCGGTAGTGAGTGTGTGGCGAGAGGCTCTTTCTATGAAGCTGATTTAATCGCTGAACAGGCTGGCAGTGAATATAATATGCAAAGTGGCAAACTAAGTCCTTTGTTTGGATATTATGAAGTGGCAAGGATAAAGGAACTCTTAAAACCTGCTAAAGATGATGAGATGCTAGAAGAGTTTAGAGAAAGATATTTTAAGGAAGTTAGAAGGAAGAACTTCGGCGGAAATATTGAAGACTATGAACGCTGGACTATGGCTCTTGATGGCGTTGGTGCTGTTAAGGTCTTTCCTATATGGCAAGGCGGGGGAACTGTTAAGGTGGTTATAACGGGCTCTGATGGTCTTACTCCATCGTCTAAACTGATTGATGATGTGCAGACGGCTCTTGATCCAGTTAAGAATCATGGAAAGGGTGTTGGCATTGCGCCTATTGGTCACACTGTAACTGTTGTAGGTGCTACGCATAAGAAGGTTGATGTAAAGGTCAAGATGGTGTTTCAAGCTGGTTATGGCAAGGACAACACTTTAGAAGTAGCCAAAAAGGTAGTCAGTGAGTATATCAAGGAAGTAAGAGATGGCTGGGGCAAGCGTCCTCTTGTTTTAAGAAGTTCTAATTTAATAAGTAAATTTCTTGAATATGACAAATATTTTGTGGATTGTGAGTATGTATCTTTTAATGATGAGAATATAAGGCTTACATTTGATGAAGAGGAAGTGCCTGTAATTGGCGAGGTAAGCTTCTTGGATAAGGTGCCTGATGGTGTATGTAAGGCATAGGGGGCGATTAAGATTAAAAGAAGAAGAGTTGAGCTTTTAGATTACACTGATTACGATGTGATTGGGAAAGCTAGAGAGTTTTATGCGAGGGTTAAAGCGGAGAATCCTGAGTTCAATCTGATGTGGGATGAGTTTTACAGGACTTTAAGAAATACATTAATCTTAGAGGCTGATGAGGAAGGAATAAGGCGCTGGGAAGAGATGCTTGGCATTATTCCTAGTGGGAGTCTTGAGGATAGAAGATTAAAGGTATACCTTGAGTGGAACTCTAATGTTATATGGACAGATAGGACGCTTAGACAGTTCTTGGATTTGTTCTTGGGAAAAGGAACTTATGAAATGGAGCTTATTTATGACAAGTATGCGTTAAAGATTAAATTACGTCTTGGTAAAACAAAGGTAGGTTACAATGCTTTACTAAATAAGCTAAGAAAGATAATACCAGCAAATATTGAGATGTTTACGACTATAGAAATAAATAGCAATTTATACGTAGGCGGATTAAGACGTAGGCATATGCACATGACGTACAAGCCATATGAACCAACGGAAATAAATAGCAAGCTGGACGCATATGTTGCGGGCTATTTGATAAATACCGTGATAGAATCATGGCCGATACAAGCACATGGTAATTTAGTATCTAAAGGCGAAGACGGCTACTTAGTTAGCGATATAGGATATATAAGGGGTGAAATACTTGAGTGATTTAAAAAAGATTAGGGTGCAGCACGTGGACAGAGACGCGAAAGGCGTTGAAATTAAAACCGATGTTGACGTTATAACTGATGCGGACTGTATCACGATGGACGATGGAGACTTGCGAAGCGGCGTTAAAAAGATGATTGATGACAGGATAGGTGAAGTCATCGATGGAGCGCCTGAGGAGCTGGACACGCTTAAGGAAATAGCGACTGAATTAGGGAAGAATCAATCGGGCGTTAGTACGATAATAAAGGCGATAAATGATAAGCTTGAAGCTAAGGATTTAGATGGTTATGCGAAGACTAGCGATGTAGATACTAAGCTAGAGGATAAGGTTAACGTGGTTAATGGCAAAGGTCTGTCTACTAATGATTTTACAGATGTGGACAAGCAAAAACTTGATGCTATCGAAGACGGTGCAGAAAAAAACAAGGTAACTAGCGTAAACGGCATGACGGGCGCTGTTACTATCGAGGTTGGAAGTGGTACTGTAGATTTATCGGAATATGTCAAAAAGACTGATTTAAAAGCTGGGACTTATTATAAGACAATGACGGCGGTTATTGATCAAGCGAATTCTAATCCGCTAACTTGTGTCACATACGAGGACGATGCAAGACTGATGGAAAAGGGTTCAAAGGCTTGGGACGATTTCTTCGGGGCTAAGCTAGTACTCTTTAAGGATGGGAAAGAAGTTAGAGACCTTAAGGATAGCGAATTAAGCAGCTTGACTGAGGCTGATGGCGACGTGATGGTTAAGTTTAAGCGCATGGGCTTAAGAATCAATACGGTTGGCGATAAGGTCTACGTGTCAATGACTGATAATCCAAATAGTCCTGATTTTAAGTACTACGCGCATAGTAGAGGAGATGCAGCGCGTGATGCTTTTTATCTTGGTGCTTACTTGGGCTACGATCAAGACGGAAAGCTTAGAAGCGTTACAGGCAAGAAGCCTATAGAAAATAGCCATATCACTAATTACAGAACTTTAGCACAGGCGAATGGCGAGGGTTATGACTTATGTGGATTTTATCAATTAACATTTTTACAAGCTGCTTACGTGCTTAAGTACGGCAATCTAGATTCTCAAACCGCTTTAGGACAAGGGCTAGTAAGTGGCGGACAAAGTGCTACAAATACTACTGGCGCGACTAACGGAAAAGGCGTTGACTTTGGCTCTGCGAACTCAAGCGAACAAATGAGGTTTCAATACATTGAAGACTTTTGGGGCAATAGGTTCTGGGCGATTGATGGGGTGGCGACTGATGGTAGCTGCACGATATTTACAGCGACTGACAATTTTAACAATAACAGAAACGGATATCTCAATAGCGGAATAAAAGGTCCAGGTGGTGGCGGATATTTGAAGAAAGTGTTTGGCACAAGCGAATTGGGATTCTTGGGAAAAGAATTTGGCGGCAGTGCATCTACGTATTACGCAGATTATTCGAATACAAGGTCGAATTATTTTCTTTTCTTCGGCGGTGATGCGGGCGGTGGCTCGAGTGCGGGCGCTTTTCGGTGCACTCTGTATTATGGTGCGACGGAGGCGGATTGGCGTCTGGGCGCTCGCTTAATGTTTATTTGATCTTTAAATAAACATTAAGTCAAAATAAAAAATTTAATATATAGGCAATATATTTCTTCAGCAGTAATGCGAGCAATGACTCGAATGCAGGCACTTTTCAATGCAATCTGTATTATAGTGCGACAGAAGCGAATTGGAATCTAGGCGCTCACGTAAATGTATAAACCATGTGCTATATTGCCTTACCACTTGGTAAAACATAAAAATAAAAAAGCTGTGCTAGTAGGTTAATTCTCGAACGCTTGGCATAAATAAACATTAAAGGAAGTAAGAATGAAACGATACGGATATATTTTTGAGAAGATAATTGATATTGACAATCTTCTTCTAGCTCATCAAAGAGCGAGGAGAGATAAGTCGCACTATAAAGAGGTTAAGATGGTGGATGAAAATCCACTTTTTTATGCGCATAAAATTAGAGAGATGCTAATTAGCGGAGAATATAATGTTGGCAAATATAAAAGGTCAATCATAGTCGATAAGGGCAAAGAAAGGGAGCTGATGAAGCTACCTTACTATCCAGACAGAATAATACAGTGGGCGATTATGCTACAGATAGAGAAAATATTTTTAAATAAGTTTATAGACCAAACCTGCGCAAGTATGCCAAGCAGAGGAATACACAGAGCTTGGGAATATATGCAAAAATATCTTAAAGATGAAACAGGAACTAAGTACTGCTTAAAAATGGACGTAAAGCACTTTTATCCAAACATCGACAAAGACATACTCAAGAAGCTATTGAAAAAGACTTTTAAAGATGAGAGGCTGCTCGATTTACTATATAAGATTATTGATTCTTATCCATTAGAAAAGGGAGTGCCTATCGGAAGTTACTTAAGTCAATATTTCGGCAATTTTTATTTGTCTGGTCTAGATCACTACATCAAGGAGTGTTTAGGCTGTAAGCACTATGTGAGATATATGGACGATATGGTGATACTTGCGGATTCAAAAGATGAATTGAGGTTTATATTAAATCAAATACAGATGTATCTAGCTTATTATCTACGCTTAGAATTAAAGGGCAACTACCAAATATTTCCAACGCGGGCGAGGGGGGGGGTTGATTTCGTAGGCTATCGATTTTTCGGTAGCTATACGCTCTTAAGAAAAAGCACGTGTAAAAGATTTAAGCGAAAGATGCGTAGGATTAAGCGCAAGAAAATATTAAGCTATAGCGATATATGCACTATCTTTTCATACTTAGGATGGCTGAAGTATTGTAATAGTTACAGATTAAAAAATAAATATTTGGAGGGCTTACATGAAAAAATTGAAAGATGTTAGAGGCAGCAAAGAGGCGGCTAAAGAAACTATCATCGGAGTTGATACTGTTTATTTGCATAGCAACGTTAGAAAATGCGAAGATGAAGAAGATATGTATATCTACGACGAAGTACAACTGACTAAAGATGAGTATTTAGAACGATTGCAAAACACTATTAATACAATTTTAAAGAATAGTAATATACAGATTTAAAATATAGAAAGGATGTGGTGAGGATGTTTTTTAACGAAATGCACACGACGAATTTGGGCGACCATTTATCGACTAGCTTAATGGCGGGCGAAACGCTTACGTTTACTAAGATAGGTATAGGCGCTGGTGACCCAATAAGTAGGGAACAGGTAAAGGAGATGACTACGCTTATAGACCCAAGGGCGTATTTTCCTATAACCTCGGTTATCGATAAGAAAGACGGAACCGTAGTGGTGCGTAGTACTCTTGTCAATGAGAACATCGAGGAGCGCTTTTATATTAAAGAGATTGGGATTTATGCAAATGATCCAAACCGTGGCGAAATTTTATACGGCGTAATTGCTTGCGGAGATGCTGCGGACTTGTTTAGTGCGAAGACTGATAAGCTATTAAGTATTACGAACGACATACTGGTTAAGGTGACGGACGCAAAGAATGTTACGTTTGTAATCGATGATAGCTTGGTATGGGCGACTAAACAGGACTTACTTAACTTAGCTGGAACTGGTCGAAGTGATGAGACGGTCAAGAAGAACGCGGACGACATAAAGGCGCTGGATTTAAAGATAATGATGCTTGGAACGCAAGGCTCGATGGGCGGATTAGATGAAAATACTGGACTGATAACGTTTGAGAAATTAACTGAAAATGAAGAGTTTTGGGGCTACTACGATGAAGATAAAAGAAGGCTGGTGGGATAATGGCGGAAGAAAGACAATTGCCATTGATCTCGTCGGCTTTTTTAAATGTTACGCAGAAATGCAATTTAGCGTGCAAATATTGTTTTGTTTGTCAGCAGCCTAAAGAGATTACTTATGAGGTGGCTCAAGATGCGGCTAAGTTCTTGGCACGTAATGCGCTAGAAAGCGGCGTAACGCCGTCTATTAACTTTTTCGGGGGCGAGCCTATGCTTAGGTATAAAGACATAATAAAGCCGCTTACTGAATGGATTAGAGACGTTTATGGCGATAGTTTTGATTTATCTCTTACTACTAACGGCACGCTTTTAAACGAAGAAGTTATGGAGTTTTTCGATAAGAATAATATCGGCATGCTATTTTCGATTGATGGCGATAAAAAAACGCAGGATATAAATCGTCCATATCATAGTGGCAAAGGTAGCTTTGAGAGCTTAGAGCCCGTTATTGACTTAGTGCTTAAATACCACCCGAATATGACTTTTCGAGCGACGATAGACCCGCCAACGCACAAAGAGCTTTTTAATAACTACATGTTCGCTGTTAGTAAGGGCTACACTAACAGTTTTTTTATACCTAATTCATTTAGCGATTGGAGCGACAAAGAGCTTGGAGAGCTTGACAAAGAGCTTAACAAGATTTGCAACTATTATATAGCTGAATTAAAGACAGGAAGAAAACCTATGAACTTTAGCCACTTCGATAGGGCAAGGGCTGATATTAAGAGGATTGCTAAGCTTAAAGATGAAGACTTTAGAGAAGATGGTAAAGGCCTACTTGCATGTGGTAGATGCGGCTTAGGAGCTAGCAGATTCGCTGCGATTGGCATTACTGGAAATATTTATAGCTGTCAGGAAATGGTTGAAAATCCTGAAGTGGGCGATAAGTTTTTAATAGGCAATATCTATACGGGCGTTGATGATGCTAAGCGTTTAGAGCTTGCAGGTAGTTTTGATAGTATGAATGTTTATTGCTCAAAGAAAGAATACTGCAACGACTGTATTAAGCGCAGGATATGCGATGGTGGCTGCTCGATAAATAATTTTTTCAAAAATAAAGACTTACACGTTCAAGATTATGTAATGTGTTGGTACGAGCGTGCGTGTATTGAAAAGGCATATAGAATTATGTTAGAAGAAAAGAAAGGGGTGTTAAAATGGCACTAAAAGAGGATGATATAAAGGATTTAGGGCTTGAGATTGGGGAAGAAGTGAAACCGATGGCGGTTGGGGCGTGCTCAACTATGGCACAACAAGGCTTGCCTGATTGTGATACCAAATGTCAAGCTTGTATGACACCTTGTGAAAGAAGGTGTCAAGGATGTCAATTAGGTTGTCAATCGTTATGCGAGGTACAGCATGAAGACCCTTGTGAAGATCACTGTCAAACAAAATGTGAAAAATCTGACCAATGCAATAATTGCGAATATGATTGCCAATATCGTTGTGAACGTCGCTGCCAAGATGGTTGTGAAGTATGCCAAGACACATGTGAAAAAAACTGTCAAAACTGTCAAACTTGCCAAACAGGATGCCAAGTAGCTTGTCAAGATGCAGCACAAAAGAATAGTGCGCCAAATACGCCATCATCAATAAGCGTACCATTAAATGTAAAGGGCGGCGAAACTATAACAGTGATGTGGGGCGCTGCTAGTGATCCAGACGGCAATTTAATGGGCTACATCTTAGAGAAAAAGACTGATAGTGCAGGATTTTCGCAAATATATAAAGGCTCATCAAGAAGCCTATCTGATACCATTGTCGTGGGTTCGAACACTGTACAATATAGAGTTAGAGCATACGACAGTTATGGCAAGGTAAGTAGCTACAGAACGTCAAATATTATCACGGTTACTAATAATAGTGCGCCAGAAATATCAGGTAGAGATGAAGACTTGGGCGGCAAAAAAGCACCATTTAAAATCAATCTAAGCGTGAGCGATAAGGATAGCGATACTGTAAACGTAGTAGCTAAGCTTAACGGCTCTATAGTCAAAACTATTAACAATATTAAATTAAACACTAACTACGAGATTGAGATTGATGCGACAAGATTTAATGCGCTTGCCTTAAACGCACGTAATGAGATAGAAATATCAGCGACTGACAGCAAGGCAACAAGCTACAGACGTTACACATTCGCAAGAATTAACAGTGCACCTGAAATAACTATTGAAAAAGCTATATTCGGCGAACAAGATAAGCCTTTTAGCTTTAAATACAAGGTGACTGATGCTGAAAATGACAAGTGCTCGGTAAGGATTTTATTCGGTTCAAAGGTGCTTGGCTACAAGAAAGATGTAGAGCTAGACAAAGAGCAGACATATACATTTAGCAAGCTTGATTTTGCGAAGATACCAGCGGGCGAGATATCCATAAAGATTGAAGCGACTGATGCGAACGATGGTGTATCATCAAAGATTGTAACGTTTAACAAAACTATAAACGGCTGCGGCTATGTATTTAAAAAAGAAACTAACGCAAAAGTAACGCAAGCAATATTATCGGTATCAAGAAAGATTGATGAAAAATCAACGTTTAAGGCGTACGTATGTAACAACGCGAACGATGCTAATCCAACGTGGGAAGAAGTAACTGATATGATGGAAAAGATATATACTCTTAAAAACGACAAAAAGACGGCTGCAAAATGGGCGTTTGGTCTAAAGGTTGAGGTAGTAAGAGGTAAGGACGCGGGCGATAGTTACTTAAACGCGATTGGATATAGTTACAGATAAGGGGTGATGTGATGATAACAATACTTAAAGAAGCAGAGGTTAAGGGTGCGGTGGAATTTATACCATCGGCGGAGAACTTGAAAGAATTAAGCGATGCAGCGCTTGAGATGACGATGGACAACGCGGACAGACTAGACGAGATTAAGGCGTCAATAGATGTGCTTATGATGTCGATTGCGGAGTTACAAGAAGCGCACGATGCGAGCGAAGAGCCTGATGAGCCTGCGCCAAATGAAGAAACGAAGTAGAAAGGGGACGATGTAGATGTCAAAGACAAGAATTAAGGTGTACGCGTACTTAGTATTTAATGAGCTAAGAACTATTGATGAAGTACCAAAGAGGTTTAGGAAAGAAGTAGAAGCAGAAGTAGAGAAGATGAAGCAAGGTATTTTCTTTGATTAATGGGTGATGACTATGGACGACAAACAATGCGAAACTTACAGAAAAAACGTAGAAGAAAAGATACAAGCGCACGATAAGAGGCTGGATAACCATTCTGACAGACTAGATAAGCTTGAAAATTATAAGTATATGATAGACGAAAGGATTAACCATTTAATCGAGAAAATAGACGACTTAATGGGATCTATGAAGTGGCTGACACGCGGCATAGGAACTGCTATAATCGGGATTGCAGTCTACATCATACAACAGTTTATATCGACTAAGTAGGTGTTTGTATGGAAAGAAAGATAATAAAGAGAATGAGCCCTAACCATTTTAATGGTCGTGGGGGCGAGATACCTATCATGATAGTAAATCACATAACTGAGGGCGCTGTAGCAGGCGCTGTCAGTTGGTTATGTAATCCAGCATCAAAGGCGAGTGCGCACTATGTAGTCGCTAGGAATGGCGATATATATCAGTTAGTAGATTTACGCGATGGCGCTTGGTGTAATGGCACGGCCATCTACAATAAAGGCAAGTACTACTACAAGAATAGCACGAACTCAATAGTCAGAGGCAAGGCCGTCAATGCTAATTTATACACGGTATCGATTGAGCATGAGGGCTACAGCTATCAAGAGGGACGCGGTGCTTTAACTGATGCGCAGTATCAAGCGACTTTATGGCTGCATAGACATATTATCAACGAAGTTAAGAGTATATACGGACACGATATAGTTGTAGATCGTGAGCATATAATCGGACATTACGAGGTAGCGCCTAAAGAGAAGCCAAACTGTCCAGGTCCGCTATTTCCGTGGGATAGACTGATGCGTGATTTACAAAACAAAGGGGGCGGAGCTATGGATAAGGCAAGTAGAGTAAAATTCGATTTTAATAATAAAAAATTTACTGTCGACGGCAAGCTTATCGACGGCTATAACTATGTACAAGCGCGCGAGCTGTTGGAAAAGCTAGGTTACACAGTAGGCTGGGATAGAGCGCTAAGAGAGATTAAAATAAAATGAGATTTAGTAAATGGATAGTGGCAATGATAATCGCGATGAATGCGTTATTCTGCGTGGCGGTACTATATATCAATTATAGAGGCTTTTACGTGTCAGATGCGTTAATAGCTGCGTGGTTCGGCTTTACAACGGCTGAATTATGGGGCTTAGCATTTATTAAAGGCAAAGAGATAAAGCATGCAGATAGCGATTGCGATAGCGAAATTGATGAAGATTTGAAAGGAGAGGATATTGATGGATAAAATCAACTGGGGACAAAAATTGTCAAGTAGAAAATTCTGGGCGGCTGTTACTGCACTAGTAGTCAGTGTAATAGCTTTTTTAAATGCAGATGCTGGAACTACAGAAAAGATAGTAGCGCTTGTTGGTGCAATAGGCTCGATGGCGATGTATATCTTAGGAGAAACAGCGGTAGACAAGGCTAGAGAAGAAAATAAGCAAGAAATAAACGATGCAAAATAGTATTTGCGAGCGACATTGATGTCGGCCGCAAAAGTAAGGGGCGTAGAAATACGCCTCTTTTTTTTATGTGTTGAGAAAAGTTGAGTAGAGTTGAGAAGAGTTGAGTAAAGTTGAGAAGAGTTGAGAAAACATTTAAAAAAATAAGTTGAAAAAGTATTGACATTTTAAATATATATATGTATAATAGAAATATAGTCACTATATACCTACCGCTTATATTCGGTAAGGCTGCCAATGTCTTATTTTATAGTGACTATATTTTTTTATATATACTTAGTTAGCATACATCAAAAACGCTAACATATATTGATCCGTATGCGAAAAAATGTTTCGTGTAAGTTGACAATGGCGCGCCAGCCTAGGACTAAGTATTTTCAATTACTTGGTCCTTTTTCGTATACAAATCACTATGAATATGGAGGGAGATTCATGTCAAAATTAAAATCAGCTATATTTGGTTTTGCGATTGGAGATGCTTTAGGCGTGCCATACGAGTTCAAAGAAAGACACACATATAATTGCACAGATATGATTGGCCACGGCACATGGAATCAAGAGGCAGGCACATGGTCTGACGATACATCGCTAACACTAGCCACAGCAAAGTCAATTAAGGACAGGGGATTCATTGATTTAAAAGAGATACGTAAGAATTTTGAAGCGTGGTTATATGAAGACAAATTCACTGCAAATGGTGAAGTATTTGATGTAGGAGGCACAACGCGCGGAGCTATTGAGCTTGGACATGGTTTGGACGGCTTTCATGATAATGGTAATGGATCACTTATGAGGATACTTCCACTAGCATTTACAGAAGCATCAGATGAAGACATTGCCAATGTTTCAGCTATAACACACGCACATGAAATATCAAAAAATGCTTGCATAGAATATATTCATATAGCAAGAAAATTAATTAAGGGAGAGAAATATATTGATAATAGCATAAAATATATTGATGAAAGCGAGATTAAATCAGGAGGCTTTGTACTTGATACACTAAAAGCATCACTATGGTGTGTATTAAATACAGATAATTATAAGGATGCAGTTTTAAAAGCAGTTAATCTTGGAAGCGATACAGATACGACAGCTGCAGTCACAGGAGGCCTCGCAGGAATTATATATGGCTTGGATGCCATTCCAAAAGAGTGGATAGAAAAGCTTAAGAATAAAGACTTAATTGAAGATTGTTTGTTTGTATAAATTAGATTATGCTACTAAGTATTATACTTAGTAGCTTTTTTATTCCAAGGATAATTATAGATAAAATAAATATAACTTAACGTTAAAAAATACTTGACTGTTGAATTAATTTATGCTATTTTATATCTAAAGATGGTAAGTATGATGTGAAAATGAAAGAGGTTCACATATTAAGCACACTAAAAGAGATTAATTTAGTAAGTAATCCTGCAAGATTGAAAATAATTAGGGCTATTAATCTTGCGAAAAAAGATAATAAGGAAATTAAATCTTATGAGGATTTAAAGGAGTACTTCTACAACCCATGTATACCAGAT